GTAAATTAGGAATGATTATTACATAGTGTATAATGCTAAATATGGGTTGAGTGAGAAGTCCTATTTATCGTACTTTAACCTTACAGTCCTATTTATCGTACCTTCAAACCGCCACTCACCTTTGCCCTTTAGCAGTCCGCTTTATCGTACTATTGATGCAGTCCCATTTATCGTACTTCTCACTCAACCCATATTTAGCATTATACACTATGTAATAATCATTCCTAATTTACAAAAAGTACAATCTGTATTATTGACTTTATACATATTGTAAAGTATAATATAATCATAGGGAGCGAAAGGCACGATTGATGCTCCTAAGCCGTGGTCGGGCGCGTGAAGCGTTACGGATAGGTTTGCGTGACTGCTAGCTCAATTCCTTTCGCCACCCTTAACATGGTAGAACTCTTTAAGAGTAACGGAAAACTGGTCATTGGACGTTAATGGGGTTGTGCCCATTTCTACCACCATATCCGACATTGTGTAGCAGAACTCTTAAAACCGTTAGGCTCTGCACCTAAATGGCGCATTATTCTTAAACACAATAGTCGGAGATAGAGCCGCGCTAACACGTCTGTTAGCTTGATGGTTATATAGGTTTGTCATTTCTCCTACTCCCACCATCCAAAAGGACAAAGGGTCGCGTCCTCGGCTTAATATTAAATATGAAAGGAGTGTATTACAATGTCAATGTGGTGGGATTTAAAGAACACATTATCTTATAATGCACTCTTTAATTTTGTAGTTGGTTCTCGTGGTTGTGGCAAAACTTACGGCTTTAAGAAATGGGCTGCTGAAGATTTTATCAAGAACGGGAATCAATTTATTTATATTCGCCGCTATAAAACCGAAATGAACAAGAAAGCTAAAGAAAATTTCTGGGCAGCTGTTGCTCATGAATTTCCTGACCATGAGTTAAAGGGAACTCCTGAAGGTGCTTACTATATAGACGGTAAACTAGCCGGCCAAACCAGATATATTTCATCTGCTAAATCTGAAGAACTCCCACTTGTTAATAAAATCTGCTTTGATGAGTTTATCTCCATGGACGAAACCCATCATGGTTATCTTAAAGACGAAGTAACATTTTTCTGTGAATTATATGAAACGATTGCTCGTATGCGCAGAGTGGTGGTATTCTTCTTTGGCAACGCTGTTACATGGGCAAACCCATATTTCACAGAATTCGATATTAAAAAGCCAATTAACAAAAAGCAAATTGCCACAACTAGAGAGGGATTAGTCTTAATTCAAATTGTTAACAATGAAGAGTACATTGAAGCAAAAGAGAAAACTGACTTTGGCCGTTTGATGAAAGGCAGTAAATTTGGTAAATACGCAGTTCATAATGAATTTTATCTTGATAGTGTAGTTGGCATTGCTAAGAAAACGCCTGAAGCTAAATATCAATTTGGTTTTAAGATTCATGATGATTATTTAGGTTTATGGGTAGACTTCTCTTCCGGTAAATGTTATCTTTCTAGAAAATACAGTCCAGGTAGTGGCGTGATTTATGCGTTGACAAATGATGACCATGATTATAACACCATTTTGATTGCACGCACTCCACGCCCTAACTGGTTATTATATATAATTAAACAATATCGGTTGGGGGGATTGTATTGTGAAGATGAAATAATTAGGAGATACCTGATGGACATTTTAAAGATTGTAGGTGTATAATGTTAGGAGTTGAGTTTATGCCTTTTGTCATTGTTCTTGGGTTTATTGCATTTGACATTCTAACAGGGCTGATTAAAGCAAAGCACGATGGTTCTTATAATTCAAGTATCATGCGTGAGGGCGGTTATCACAAGTCCATGGAGATTCTTGCAGTGGTAGGCTCTTATGGCATTGAATATGCAATGCAGTATATTGAGCTTGGTATCCCAATTCCACTTGTAGGTTCCGTTGTTACTTATATTTGCATTATGGAATTTATCAGCATTATGGAGAATATGTGTGCTGTAAATCCTGAACTTTCTGCTCTGTTTAAGCCTTATCTTGAAAAACTTAAAGGAGATGAAGAAAATGAGGAAAGCAAACGGTGATGTCCTTTTCTGTTGGCCTTTAGAGAAGCACATTATCACAGCTGGCTGGACTTACAATGACGGTTCTTCCCACCATGCTATTGACCTGCGCGCTGCTCCCTGCACACCTGTTTATGCAGCTGAGGATGGTGTAGTAAATCAGGTACAGAGCTGGGATGGTAGAACCAAATCTGGGATGCAGTCTTATGGCAACATGGTTAGAATTAGGCATAACAATTATAATGGTTCTAAGCTGGAAACGCGCTATGCGCACCTTAAAGAGTGTTTCGTCAAAAACGGTCAACACGTTTATGAGGGTCAGCTTATTGGGTATTCTGGCGCAACTGGTAATTGCTATGGTGCACACCTTCATTTTGAAGTAATTTATCATGATTGTCGCGTTAATCCTCTGAACTGGTTGGATAACAATTTTATTTGTGCAACACAGACAGTAATGAAACATCTTGGTAGTTATACTTCGGTTCCTAGAGAATCTACTAAAGGTGATTTTATTAAGATTCATGCAACTGGCGTTGATATGCAAGCTATTATCGCTCTCTGTGAGAATCTTAAACTTACTTATGAACGGAGTAATAAATAATGAAAACGCGTGATGAAATTTCTGCAATGCTTGGTGGCTTTGTCGATGCAAAACCTGATGAACAAGGAACTCTGATTGCTGGCGTTCTCGATGAATTTGATGAATGTCGTAATGAAGCAGAACAGTTTACCAGTGGTTGTCCAGACGGTGTATCTAACTGGCATGAAGCTTATGACAATCTTCGCAAAGATTATGTTAAAGCATTTCTGAATGATGACAATAAGCCTAATGACGATTATCAGAAACCCGACGGCAATACAATTACAATTGATGAAGCTGCAAAGGCATTTGTCAATAAAATGTTTGGTAGAAAGTAGGTGATAGATTATGGCATATTCCTTCCACAACCAGAATATGAGCACCATCTCTAATGTTCTGGTTATCCACACCGCACTTGATAAAGACAAACTTATTATTGATGGCATTCTGGATATTGAGTGCAACTACTAAGAAAGGTAGGTATTAAACTATGGCTTCTGCCGCTGTTGGTATTATTAACGCTGTATTTGATAGTGATGCTACTTTTGGTGGTGCTCCTAAGATTGAGAACACTACTGAATCCATTAAATCCGCATGGTCGTTTATCAATTCTTATGAACCGCGTCTGAACTATTTCTGTAATGCTCTGGTTGACCGTATTGGCCTGACCGTTATGCGCTATATCTCTTTTGAGGACCCTTGGCAGGTTTTTGATAAGGGCGTTCTGGGCACTGGCGCTACTGTTCAGGAAATTTATGTAATGATGCAGAAAGCAACCCCTTACTTCTCTGCTGACCGTGCTACTAATGACGAAGTCATGAAAGCTGAGTTTGGTAGTGACCCTGCTGAGGTTTATACCGCTTATCATGCTGTGAATTCTCGTATTAAGTACAAGGTAACTGTCAACCGTGAAGCTCTGGAAACTGCTTTCATGAGTGAAGCTAATTTGTCTGCTTTTGTACAGAACGTCATTGACCAGATTTATAAGCCTGCTGAGCTGGATGCTTTCATCATGAAGAAGTATCTGCTGTATCAGCTGGTAAAGAACAATAAGCTTAAGAAAGTAACTGTTTCTGCCGTTACTGATGAAGCTTCTGGCAAGACCCTGGTTAAGAAGTTCCGCCAGATTTACGGCAAGATGAAGTTCATTTCTAAGGAATATAACGCTGCTGGTATTCCTATGAATACTCCGGCTGAACGTCTGTACACTATTGTTCCTGTTGATATTTCTGCTTCTATTGATGTTGATGTTCTGGCAAGTGCATTTAACATGGATAAAGCAGATTTTATGGGGCATCGTCTGGAAGTTGATAGTTTTGCTCTTAATGAGTATGAAGTTGAACGTCTGGAGCATCTGCTTACTGGTAATGACCCCTCTGGCTCTGATTCTGTAACTGTTGCAACTGGTGGCGATAAGACCTATACTCACGTTACCCCTAACGATGAAGATATGACCGCTATTCAGGCACTTATGGTTGACCGTGACTTCTTCCAGATTTATACTAAGTTGGACACCATGCGTGAAACTGACCTTGGCTCCACTTTGGATTGGAACTATTTCCATCATATCTGGCGCATCTATTCTGCATCTCCGTTTGCAAACGCTGTGCAGTTTACTACTAAGGCTTGATAATTGACATTTTCTTAAGCATGTAGGCTTATCCTCCTAAAACGTGGGGCGCGCATACGATATCACGCGTTGCTTTGATTATGGCTACCTATAAACAATGTATCACTGACCAAAGCACAATTAGAGTTTCAGCAGGTTATCCACATTATTCTGATGGTTCAGTTCATGGTGGTATTGACACGATTCATACAAATCATCAATCTTATGCACCAATGGCAGGTACGGTTGAAACAGCCCATACTTGGCAAGGTGGCACGACTGGTAACGATTCTTGGGGCAACTACATTGTAGTTAAAATGAGCGATAATAGCTATTGGCTTGCAGCTCATTTTACTAGTCAAATTCATAGTGTTGGTGAAACAATTACTCGTGGTCAATATATTGGTGAGCAAGGACTAACAGGTAATGTTACTGGTATTCATACGCATTGGGAATACTGGATAGGCGGTTATGGAACAGCTTACAGAACTGACCCCTCTGCTATTCTTGGTATTCCTAATGAAGTAGGCACATGGGATGTTGAATGGGATGCTACAAATCCACCAACACCACCTGAACCGCCAACACCACCCGGCCCAAGTCCTACTCCTAGAGTTAAACGTAAGCTTCCAATTTGGATGATGTGTAAACCACCCTACAGATTTTGAAAGGAGCTGAAAACGCAAATTGCCGAATATGCAACTTTATATCTGTAAGGGTATCCCTACAGATAAAACCTATAATCATGTGCTTAGGTTTCAGTCTGATTCTTCCCGTTTTGCTTATTTCACTTCTAAATCTGTTCTTCATCTTACTAATTACACTTATCAGCGGTTAGAGCATTATCTCTCTGTTGGTGTTAATGCTGAAACGATTGAACAGTGTAATTATGTTGTATTCCAGAACGCTGACTTTTCTGATAAATGGTATTATGCCTTTATTGATAAGGTAGAATATGTTGCAAACGAAACCAGCAGAATTTATTTCACGGTTGACGTTATGCAAACTTGGTTTAATCAGGTAACATTACGGCCTTGTTTTATTGAGCGTTCTCATACAAACACAGACGAAATTGGCGATAATATCATTAACGATGAACTAGATACTGGGCCTTATATTGACGATATTCAACAGTACATTGACTTTGATAAGCGTATCTGTATTGTTACAACCTTTGATAAGCCTGAAAAAGACTCTCCCCCTGCATCCGGTTCTCTACGATTTGGAATTTATTCTGGCTGCAAAGAAAACTTTTTTACTACAGCTGAATCTGCTAATGACTTTATTGCTAAGGCTGTAGAAGCAGGGCAAGCTCCTGACGGTATTTTGGGAATTTATATGGTTCCTCTTACTTTTGATACTGGTAAGTATGATAAGACTTTTGTAGTTCCTAATAATGTAGCTGGTTATGTTCCTAAGAATAATAAGCTTTTCACATATCCTTATTTTTATCTCCGTTATTATTCTACACAAGGCGATAATCATGTTTTTCGTTTTGAACTTGGAGATAGAAAGAAAAGTCTGCATATTGGATACAATGTAATGTCAAATGCTGGACAGACTACAGCAATGTTTGCAGCAGAGGATTATAAAGGCTCTACTGGTTATAATCAGGAAGATGTGTTTGCAATTAGCAATTGGCCTACTTGTGCTTATAACACTGATATTTATAAGGTATATGTAGCACAGAACTCTAGTTCCATGGCCGTTGAAAATGCAGGTTTGGTAGCTGGTACAATGTTTGCTGGTATTAACCTGCTGACTGCCCCACTAAAGGATGCTCAGGCTATGAGTGGTAAAAATCCCTCTCTTTTCCCTGATAATACTTATGGAGCTATTGAAGGCTTAGCAAATCAAATGCTTAACATTGCTGGCACACTTGCAAAACGTGATGACATGGACAGATTGCCGCCACAAAGCCATGGTTCTGTAAGTCCTTATTTCCGTTTTACTGATTCTGGTATTTTACCAACAAGGGATGCAAGTGCTCCATATGCTATGGCTAGTTATCATCATGTTACTAAAGAATTTGCAAAAGTTATTGATGACTACTGGACTATGTTTGGCTATCCCATTCACCAAGTTCAGGTTCCTAACATTGACTCTCGAAGAAATTGGAATTATGTTAAAACGCAAAACTGCTGTTGCTTAGGTGATGTTCCTGCGGATGTTTCTACAATGATTAACGATATCTTTAATCGTGGTGTTACATTCTGGCATAATCCTGGTCTTGTTGGAAATTATGAAGCAGACAATTCTATCTATAAACGTATTCCAGAAGTAGGTGAGTAAATGAGTAAACGTTCGCAAAAACCACAGCCACCTTGGATTGATTCATATGACTTAACGATTGCAACTTATGCTAACTGGTTTAATCGTCTGTATGATGTAGCACTTGCAAGATTTAAATGGGAAGGGCTTGAAGATTCTCCTTTTTTGGATGAACGATTCATTGAACAGTTCTTGTTCTGGCAACCCTTAATGGCTGGTTATCATGACCCTGTTATGGGAAACTTGATTCTTCCTGCTATGCCCAGTGATAACTTTGATATTATTGGTGACCCTAAATATCTTCGTGCTTATGGCTACAATTCTAATTATCAGAAAACCGGCCTTAATAAACAAAACTGTGCTTACCTTTGGTGTAATATGCGCCGCTCCCCTGATGCTATTGTCATTAAACAGTTTGCACAACGTCTTACCAATATAGACAGAACGATTGACTTAAACCTTGCTGCACAGAAAACTCCTAGAATTGCTTATGCAAATGAGAATACAAAACTTTCTGTACAGAACTTGGTTTATCAGCAAGATAAATACGACCCTTGGCTGTATCTTAAAGGCAATCCCTCTACTGATGATATTAAGAACATGATTGGTGTTCTTGATTTAGGTGTTCAGTACATTGGATTGCAGTTAGAGCAACAGAAAAAAGAAACTCTTGCTGAAGCTCTTACCTATTTAGGTATTGAAAGCAACTACAATATGAAAGCAGAGCGGCAGTTTACTACTGAAGTTCAAATGACCTTAGGTCAGGTAGAAGCAGACCGCCTTTCACCATTGTATTCTCGCCAGAAATTCTGTAAGGATTATAACAGGCTCTTTAATACTAATATCTCTGTATCTATGCGTTCCCAGCTTGAATTAACCAAGATTATGGAAGGACGCGAAGATGAAGAGAATTTAAGCAATACTAATATTGAGGATGGTGGTGAGGATAATGAGTAAGTACACAACTCAAGTACGCTTTATCTGTGAATCAAAAGCAGGTATTGTTGAACCTTACACCAATATTTCTTATTTGGAAATTATTGAGCGTGCTCGTCCTAAAATCTTCAATTTTAGTTATCCTATCTGGAATGAAAACAAGCGCAAAGAGCTTGAAACCAATATTCTTAAGCATTTCTATACCAATGAAATTGGTTCTGAAACCTTCGGACTTTGGCAGCTGCGTCTGGATGACTGGATGAACAGCCATATGCCTTATTATAATCCACTCTTTGAAGCACTTGATAAACAGTATGAAATGTTCTTAACTGATGACTTTTCTATTACCAGTGATGAAAATACTGAACATCATGATGTGAATACAGAGGATAGAACCAAGAATAGTAAGGTCAATATTGGTGGTACAAACAATTCCAATTATACTTCCAATTCTAACAGCAATGGAGAGAATACCAATACTCATACTGATACTCCTCAGGGTAGTCTTGATAATTTTCTTGCTGGTAAGTATATGTCTGATGCTGACCATAGTAAGGCAAATTCTGTCAATAATTTTAGCTCTAATGCCAGCTCTAACAGTAATAGCAATACCACTCAGGATGATAAAAACAACACAAAAGAAAATCGTGATGGCAATGAACATCGTGTTCTTGACCATGTAGAAAAAGGCTATCGTGGTCGCTCTCTTGTATCTATTATGAACGATTATATGAAAGAAAACACGAATATCTATAATTGTTTATATAGAGATATGGAAGTTCTGTTTATGCGTTTATGGTAAAGAGGTGATTAGGTTTGAAGTACAATCCTTTGGACAAACTTTTCCGTTCTGTAATTCCTGTTGCCTATGATGATAGCATTAGTTACTATGAAATGGTATCTAAGGTTATTGAGGTAATGCAGCAGTACATTGAAACCAGTTCCATTAGTTATGCAGACCCTATTCAGTGGGATATTACAAAGCAGTATCCTCGTAACACAGTTGTTGTTACTGTCAATGGTGATGGATATTTAAGCACCCAGCCTGTACCTATTGGTATTGATATTGACAATGAAGATTACTGGACTAAGATTGGTAACTTCTCAGAACTTTGGGGAAATGTTAAGCTTGCTATCACTCCTGTTGATGAAAAGCTGAAAACTACTGCAAGTGCTAATCGTAATATTAATGACCTTATTTGGCTTAATAATGATTTGTATGTAATTCTTAAGCCTATGGATGCAGGTACACGGTATATTGAGGGCACCAACTGCGCTAAGACTACAATTGCTGAACGTTTGCACTATATTCTATCGTTAAAAGTTGCCAAATATAATGAAGATGATACTTCTATTTCTTTTGGTTTCTTTAATCCTAATAATGGCACAATCGTTACTGGTGGAGATATTCATATCTATGATGCTCTTGTTGAAACTATCAAAATTGTCGGCAAATAAGGATAGGTGATATTATGCCAACTAATTATGTATCTAAGTTCAACCTTAACGACCAAGAAGTAGTTGTTAAAGACAGTGAAGCTCGTACTACTGCTAATACAGCAAGCACTAATGCTACTAATGCTCTTAACAAAGTTACTGAACTGGAAAAGCTCTCTCGTGTTGAAGTTGCCTATACGCAAGATACTGAAACGATTAGTATTACTGCTGGCACCCATAATGTTTAATAAGTGAGGTAATAATATATGGCTGAAATTACTAATTTTGTAACGCAAATCAATGTTGATGGTACTATCTGTGAAATTAAAGACTCTGTAGCACGTACTGATGCAGCTAGTGCTAAGTCTACTGCTAACACTGCTAAGTCTACTGCTGATGCTGCTAAGTCTACTGCTGACACTGCTAAGTCTACTGCTGACACTGCATCCACTAATGCAACTAATGCAGTTAATAAAGCTAATAGTGCTACCACTACTGCCAACACTGCTAAGTCTACTGCTGATGCTGCTGCAAAAGATGCAACTGCTGCTAAAAATACTGCTAATACTGCATCTACTAATGCAACTAATGCACTTAATAAAGTCACTGCACTTGAGAAACTCCCTCGCGTTACTGTTACCTATAGCTCTGCTGATACCACTATTAAAGTTGTTACCACTAATACGCATGCAACTACTTGATATAAAGGGGTGACTTAAATTGGCAAATCCTGTTGTTGACAAATTTAAGATTGATAATTCCGTTTATGATGTAAAAGACACTCAGGCTCGTACTGATGTCGCTAAGAAGATTGATAAAAGCACTACTGGCGACCTCAATCAGACTGTCACTGGTAACATGAATCAGACAGTCGGAAGTCTGTCGGTGTCTAGTACTGGTAATCTCGGCCTTAGCCAAAACGGGTTCGTTGCATTTTACGCAAGTAACAATCAAATTAGTATCGGTACAACTCTCCGTAATATTCCTGTAGCTATTTCTGGTACACCGCAGTTCAGGTCGTTACGCCCTGTTAATATTGATGATAATTATGCATACGTCAAAATGCAGACAGGATCTGACAACAATGACACTAAGTTTCTTGTAAGTCGCACTGGTAAAATTCCTAGTTTTGTTGAGCCATCCCCTGTTAGCATTGAAAAATATCAGCAGTTGAAAAAAGATGGCACTGATGATATTACTGCTACTATTAACACTCACACTAAGAATGAACCTCTGTTTATTCCTGCTGGTACTTATAAAGTAAGTGCGCCTTTGCAGCTTAAGCATAGCTTGTATGGTGCTGGTTCTTCTCGTGACCCTGCGCGTGGTACAAGTGATACTATCTTGCGGTATACTGCTAATCCGACTTCTTTTGGTAGTCAGGGCGTTATTACTGTATCGGGTGATGACGTAACTGGTAATATTGTTATTGCTAATTTAGATATTACTTGTAATGGTATGATTGGCGGCATTGTATTTACTACCAATAAGTACACTGATAACAGCATTTACAATGTAAGTATCAATAAGGTTAAGTCCTATGGTGTTTACTTGCAGCCCAACAATAGCACTCTGAACCGCTACTGCTACATGGATAATGTAATGGTATGGGGATTTAGCGATAATACTCCGGTGGAACGCTGGACTGATTCTGTTGCGTTTTTCTGGGGCGATAAAGCTCCCGACTGTGAATGTAATAACCTTGTTAATATGGTATGTCAGGTTGGTTTTGACTGCCGTACTGATGTATATGGTTGCAACTGGACTAGCTATACAGGCATTCCCTATGGTGGTTCAGGTGGTACTGATGCTAATACTTGGTGGAATAACACAATAGCTTGCAAGGTTACTAACAATGATATTCATGTTACTAACTTTTATGCAGATACTTGCCGATATGGTTTTGTATTTGACGGCCCTGGTAAGGCAGCAGCTTATATTAACAATATGATTTATACCTGCGATGATGGAACTGCTACCACTAAAACTGGCTATGCTGGTATTGTTTTGATTGGTAGTAGTCCTAATCCTCAGTTCATTGTTAATGGTGGCATTATTAACCGCTCCGCTAAAGTTAGCACAACTATTCAGTCAACTGGTACTTATCCTGTTACCAATGCTGTATGTAAGCTTGATGATGTTTACATTTATACTAAGCGTGAATATATCTTCGGTAGCGGTGCTGAGGAACGCGGTCAGTTTATTTGTGCAGCTGGCGAACACCGTTGCATTGATTTAGCTATCACTAATCAGGTGCAATACTCAGTTGCTGGGCAGTCAGTTAGTGGCGACCCATACCAGTATAAGGCATTCGCATATATCCCGGTTGATACTAATACCTCACAGGGTTGTATCCATCTCACTGACGGAACCAACATTGATTATAAAATCTATATTACAAAAAACGAAACAGATACATCGCTTAATATTACTGCATTTGACAACCGTAAGCTTAGTCAATCAATTTTTAGTGCGTCTGCTGGTACAGGCAAGACAGTTACTTGGGATATTATTGACAGCGAAGATAAGTTATATTATGCTAAGGATTCTAAAGCTGTTATCCTGTACTGCAAGCGCCATGCGTCAACTGAATTCACTGTTAATTTGTCTGGATTCCAGTCTGGTATTTCTCCTGTAATTCTTGACCGTATTAGAAATGAAGATGGCACTCCTATGGATTATCCTCGCTGGGATAATCACAATGGCATGACTGCTATTAAGATTCTTCGTCCTAATATTAGCTAAATAAAAACACCCCTAGGTGGTTATCCACTTAGGGGTGCTTTTCTATTTAGAATGGCAAATCATCGTCAATGTCTGGCGGCAATTCATTAGGTAGCTTGTCAGTCATCCTCACTTTCTTCATCTTCATCTTCCTGCAAGGCATCAAAAGCGTTAAGAATAGAATCGCTCAAAACTTTACGAAACTCCTTAGTGATGGGGTAGCAAATATCATGCCATTCATCTTTCTTATTTTTAACGCTGGGCATTGCAACAAACAAACCCTTGCTGCCGTCCATAATCCTAATTCCAGTAATGCAGAACACATTTGCAAGTGTAATGGAAACCATAGCGCAGCAATTAGATTTCTTGTTATTGATAGGGAAGATACGAATGTCAGTAATGACGGAAGAAGCGGATTTAGCAGAATTGGTGGCCTTAGCGGATGCTTTCTTGTTAGTGTACATAGTTAGTTCTCCTTTGTTAAATAATGATAAGTAAGAAATTTATATTGAGGACAGTTTTTATACTGACCGCAACAATCGGTTTTAAGGTTGTACTCTTGGCGTGACACTCTCATACCCTCACAACGAATGTAATTTGTTGTATGAGAAATATAATAAGGACAGGTAGCTCTTCTACTGATTCTATAAGAATCTTTTTCTTTCAATTAAATCATCTCCTATCACTCCATTCCCACTGGAATACACTTGCAGGATTGCCGTCAATTAACATAGCATATTCTTTGTCGGATTGTACTTTATGATAAGTTCCATAAAGTTCCTTACCATTTTCATCATGGTTTATACTAACAACTTCTGGCAAATAATCTATATACGATTCTCCGCGTAATGAATAACAGAATGAATAATACATTCTATTAACAGGACTATTTGTTGAGCGCAATGTATAACCACAAGGCTCTAGTACAGTTACAGAATATTCATCTAAGTGGTCTGTTTCTCCGTTGTCATCCGTAAAATCTCCTATAATATGCGTTCCTGGGGTTTTACGAATGAGTTTCTTATTTATGGATTCATCATAACTGATATTAGGTCGAAAATATTCTTGTACTAGATACTCAAAATCTTCATCGTTTACTATTTGTGTAAACAATTCAGAAAGCTGTTTCTTGCTTGCACCTGCTACAGTAGCCTTAACTTTTAAGTGCTTATCTGCATCTAAGTATGTTGCACAATAGCATTTACTTCCCCATGTTACAAAATCCTCATAGTGACCATCAAAGTCCATAATTCCAAAATTGTAACAATCTTTATTCTCGCTATTGTTAAGAATATTCTCATTAAATCTATCAATGGCTTTTTGAACATTCTCATTGTAGCCAACAAAATAACCACTGTCTGTATCGTGATAGAGAGGTTCAATGCCTTGGCTTAGTACTAGATAAAGCATAAAGCAAATAAGGTGCAATCTACTATAAGCAACCGTATATAAACCATCTGTGAAAATATTTAGGGAATTTCTGGATTTAAGAAACTTAACCCCGGTTGGAATCCATTCAAATTTATCACCTTCCCCCTGCACACCAACTTCCTGTCTTAATGGCTTCATTGCTGAACACCCATACTGACCATTCAATCCACCTTTACTTGCCATTAAGGCGAAGTGAACTAAATCTTTGTTATGGGTATTCATAATTTCTTGCGCTACAGAATCATCATAAAGCTTCAATCCCTCAAATGTAAAATCATTTAACGTTTCTACATGGTCAGCAACTTTATGCTCAAGCTTCTTGAATCCTGTTTTCTGGCGTGCATAATATTTAACTGTATTGCGTAAAGGCTTGTTAATAAACTTGTGGGCTGTTGCATAATAAAGTTCATCACATTCTGAACTGCTATAATCATAAAGCATTTGAATTAACATAAAGTCAATATCGCAGCCATGAAATGTAAGTTCATCTGCTTTGACTACTTTACCATTGTCGAAGTTACCATTTTTAATATTGCTGCATTTGGATGTACTGATATAGCTATAAATGCAGTTACCAAAATCCTTAGCACTAATATTATAAAAGGTAACATTGGCCATAAAGTTATATTTTATTGGCCTTTCAAACAAGATTGATTCACGGTATGCTGCTTGGAGAACTGAATAGAATTTAACATCTTTACATCCATATAACTCAATCCGCTGGTCGGGATAATCGAAGAACCCTGAGTTAGCGCCGCTTTCGCAGCCAGATAAGAACTCATAGTTTGCAGACTGGAAATTTTGATAACATTCATTAGGATTAACCTCCTTTCTCCATTTATAAGGGAATTTCCTACCGTACATTGCTGATGGGTGCATAGAACTTGCATCAAAGCACCATACATCCTTAAATATTTTACCTACTGCATAAGGATTAGCATGGGTATAAGCACCTGCAAGACAGTTTTGAAAGAACTCCATAAATGGTTCATTATTCTTAAGTTCTATCGCCGCTGTAAATTGTGCAGTATGAACTTCTTTATCGGTAGCAATATCTCTGTTAAGCCTTGTTTCACGCTTAATCATTGATGTGTTAGATACTCCAATATCTGATACATTATCAACTTTAGTGAAGTTTGCCATATAGCGACATAGTGCATACAAGACAAGCTTGCAGTCACGTTCATTATAAATGTATTCAGAATCAGGTAAATCTGACCACCAATAATATTTTTGGTCATAACCACCTTTAACTTCTTTTAGTTTAGGAACTCCAAGCTCTGTACCTATAAGTTCAAGACTTTTACAGGAAAGAATCTTGAAGCTGTCATAAAATTCAAGATGGTCAAAAGCTGCTACTAATGGCTGGTGTGGAGCAACTGCAATGAAACGTTTAGGATTAAAGTTCTTAATACAGAAATTTATGTTACGCATCATTGCTTCAAATTCATAACTCAAGTTATGCACAAAGATTTTGACGTATTCATCATTATTCTTAGCGTACTCATTGATTCTCTCAAATTCCGAAGAAATTGAATCATAAGTTCTAAAGAAATTATACTCCATTTCATTCTCAAAATCACTAAATGGTGCATGAGGTATAGGACGATAAGCAAATGAAGCTAGGCCGTGAAAATAAGTGCTTTGTAGATGCTCTTGAAGTTCATCCTCACCATACATTAAGGATGATGTTTCAATATCATAGCAATATATGATAGTTGAATACTTATGTTCATTACGCTTTCTCACATATAGCACCACCTTCTTTCATTCGTGAATATTACCACAAATTATATTTAGATGCAAGTTCTGTAAATTCTTTATAAGCTTTTTTATGCCGCTTTATAAAGTTTTCATTACCCTGTGTAATAGACCTAAGTTTATCACTTGCATCAACCAAAACTTTACCAATTTGGTCAGAATTTCTTAGCAGATTGTCATATTCTGCATAAGCTCTATCCATATCTGCCAAAGTATCAAGTCCTAGCTTTTGACCCAACTCACATAATTTTTTCAAATCGTCTGGGGGAATATTCCTGCTATATGTGCCCATAAGATTGTTAAGAATACCGGAAATTGCTCCCCATTTCTTTTTGTCAAAATAGGTATCTGGATTCCTAAGAATCTTATAGGCAGCATCGCTATAATTAAAAACGTCCTCAAGACGATTAGCTACTCTCAATGACCTGTAACTATCAGTGACAGATTTATTTAATGATTTAATATGCTCTGAATATTTAGATAGATACTCTTGCATAAGCTTTTGTGACGTTTTATCATCAACATTATTAGCTGCATCAATAAGGTCATTATACAGTTTTTCAGCTTCATCAAGAGCAGTTTTAGCAGTAAATTTCAGAGCATTGGCAATTTCAGGAGATTGTCTACCTCTAAGACTTTCTTTTAAGTCACCTGTTACAGTGATGCCAGCTTTTCTGGATTTACGTCTTGTTGCGCCTATCTTTTCCAGTAACCTAGTTGCTTCGGCTTGGCGCTTAAATGTTTTGTTCTTAGCCATTATGTTCATCCTGCTTTCGTGAAGCTAACTCTTTTCTAATGTCATTATCATAACGGTCAAGCAGATAACACAACACTCTAAGCTGACAATCTTGGCAATCCTTATCCATGAAGTGTACTAGCCATGAAGGGCAAGCTTTAATGTACCAGTTATCGCATAGTTTATTAAGTAGAGTAAGAGTTTCTGTATCTAGGTCTTTAATTGTCATAATTACACCACCCAAATTTCCCACTTATTAAATTCTTCCTTAGAGCGACTGAAATTTAATACTTTCAAACTCTTAAGAACTTTTGGCATAGTATAATATTCATCTTTATAGATTATGCATCCATTCTGAATATCATCAATAGACCTACGCTCTGCATACTCATAACTACAATGTATGACGCATATAGAGTATATGCCCATATTTTTGTTAGCATTATATAATTCTTCAATTGTCATAATAAACACCTTCCACGTTTTCCGGCCAAACAGAATCTAGGCAATCACCTACAAAATATTGATTAAATGTACAGTTAGAACTTGGTGCTACAGAGTAATAAACTACTCTGTCATCATGCTCTATAATGTCAATAACCTTACCAATTTTAGCAATGGTAATTGCTCTTTTCTCTTGTCCATCTCCATAGAAATAACCATATTCTCTTACATTGTATTTAATGATTGAGCCTATGGGAATGGGATGAATCGGAACATCGTAACGCATTATATAAACTCCTATCTTAAACTAATCGCACAAATCATCATTATTAACTCCTCTTAGGATATCAATGATAGCTCCTAAAACCCTCAATAAATTAAGCATTGTATCAGCTCCTTATAAATAGAATTTAAAATATGCGCTTGCGGTATATTTATGTACCATAACGCTTATAGTAAAGTATTTGAATTTAAGCTCTTCATATTCTTTTGGGAGATCCATAAATGTACCAATCCACTTAAATTCTTCATTGTCATCAAGAATTATAATTGAGGTGTCGGAATGTACCGAACCACAGTTCAGTAAAATGTCACGAATTTTCATTTTAATCACTCACTTTCTTAAATAATGAAGAGGGAGAGGGGAGAGGGGGATTTGCAAGTTTAAGAAATTGAACCCCGGTTTATTTTTAGGCTTCTTTTAACACCCCCGGTGGGCAGCGCGGCAGGGTTTGTGCTAAGGTTAATGCCACATGCTTACCATTTTCTTAACGGATGGACGCTTTAGCTCTTTAAAGCGGTAAAGTGTGTTAAGAATTTATCAATCGCTTTAGAACTCTAAATTGCTAAAGTGTGTTAAGAATTTAACAGATTAGCAGTTAGGCTTAACTATTGCTAGTTATTTATACTTAATGATAAAGACTTTTAATTAAAAATTTGTATAAAAAATGCGCTGCTTTTAACAGCGGCGCATATTTTATTTAAGTCAGTGCTGATTCAATGCGGCTGCAATAACGCTTGCAAAGTCATCATCTAAATTCTTGCGGGCGGCGCGCTTTCCGGTTTTAGAATCGTTATATAATCTAACAGTTACCGGGTAATTCCAGCCGGTATTATATTTACGGCAAATCCAGTTCTTAAACTTTGCAACGTGTTGCGCGGTTGTGGCGCTATAATATCCAAATACCCACAAAATATTGGTTGAAAATTGATAAGCGGCAACAATAGTTGAATAGCTCTGTAGAATAAGAAAATCGGAAAAGTCGGGTTTAATAATCCATGCCGTGCAATAATACAAGCGACTTTTAGAGCCACCAACATGCAAGCTAGACTGATATTCAACGGCCTTTACAATGTCGGAACGTGTGCGATAAATCATTGCGCAAACACCACCTTTACAAAGTCGTCAAATGTTTGGCTTTTGTTGGATTCAATAAAGTTGCCGTCCGGCTGATAGCTACACCCGTAAAAGCCATTTGAATACACGCTAGAAAAGACGGCAGCAAGGCTTTTGAATGTATTGTCTTTTTCGCAGCTTATTGAAATGTGCTCTCCAATGCTATCAATGGTTCTTCTGATTGTAACGACTTGCATTTTCATTTTTTGTATATCTCCTTTATAAAATATTTTCGCTTTTGCAGCGTGGAAGCGGACTTTACAAGAAAATCCGCTGGAAAGTTTTTATTTTACTGTTGACTCAATGGGCGCTCAATGGGAACGGCAACAGCGTTGAATACCTCACGCGGAATACCCATGGTATTTTCCTCTTTGGGCTGAACGTCAAGAACTTGCCATTTGGTGCACGGCTCTGCGTTGTGCAAGGCCTTTTCGACCTTTTCAGCGTCAAGAACACCAACAAACTGTTTTACCATTTCACCGGATTCCACAGAAAAATCGTCGTTGAAACGTGCATACTTTACACGGGCAACCGTTCCGGCCTTAACAGTTCGGCTTACACAAGCGGCGCTCTTGGGATTGTCATTGATGGGGCGCGTGATGGTAATAGTTTCAGTGTTGTCAGATTCATTCACGGTTTTTTCGATTTTCCAATTAGTCATAGTAAAATACCTCTCTTTTATGTTTTTTGTTTTGGAATGGGATTTTTCTTTATTTCCCTTTCCTCTTTACAATTATATTATAACATACGCTAAACATAATACCATGCAATTTTGTTGCAAATTATATGGATAATTGTATACTGTTAAATTTATAACAATCGCTTTAGTGCTCTAAAGTGGTAAAGTGTGCTAATCATGCAACGCCCATTGCTACACATATAAGCGCTTTAATGGTTTGAAGTGTTAAAGTGTGCGAATAATTTAACAATCGCTTTAGTGATTTAAAGTAGTGTAGTGTGTGAAATATTTAACAAAGTTGGTGGCCTGCCGGTTAGAAATGACTAACTATACCATATGTGAAAAAATTAACAAAGGGGAAAAATGGAAAAAATTGGTAAAATGTTTTGACACTACACTACTTTAAATCACTAAAGTGATTGTTAAATTATTCGCAC